ATCACATTTATCGTCGATGAATATCTGGAAAATTATCAATCACTACACAACTGGCTTACTGGTTATGGATTTCCATCAAATAGATCAGAATTCAGAACACATAGAGATGTAACCTCAAACACCCCAGCTGGGGGTTCTACACCATCAGTTGATATTGTTGGTGCTGCAACATCAGATAAGGCGATGTACTCAGATGCGTTTCTTATGATCCTCTCAAATAAAAATAATCCCATTCTAAATGTTAACTTTCAGAATGTATTTCCTATTTCACTCAGCGGATTAGATTACACGCAGGGTGCAACAGATGTCGAATATATGACTGCCGACGTTACGTTCAAATATCAAATCTATAAATTTGAGGGTGTCTAAATACAAGTGAGCAGATTTGGTAAGCTTTAACATTTATCAAATCTTAGACTTAATTTCTGGTGACGAATCGTTCGAACTCATCAGGGTCAATATATCACAGAGAGAAACCAAACTGCTCACTTTTTTATTATGGGGTAAACATGGATTTAGAGACATTAAAACGAACTGCAAGGGAAGACCTTCCCGTAAATGATCTAGAACATATAGATCAAGAATCCTTTAAAAATCAAATGATCAAACAGAAGTGGTTGGGCTTTAAGTCTGACTTTGAACTTCTGCTTATCAAAGCAAGAACTGACCACCAACAGTTGTATCGACAGAAATGGGAATACTATGGTGGTAAGTCAGATGCAAAAGTATATGTTGCAAAACCATTTGACATCAAGGTTATGAAGACAGACCTTCAGATGTACATTCAATCAGATGACGATATTCTTAGACTCCAAAATAAAATTGGTTACTACGACTCATGCTTGGATTACTGTAAGGGTGTAATTAAGTCCATCGACAATCGTGGATGGGATATTCGCAATGCAACAGATTGGAAAAAGTTTGAAGCCGGGATGATCTAGTGCATATATCCAAGAAGAATGAAGTCTACCTAGTCCTAGATAAGATGACAGATTCTACTCGGCAGGAATTGACAGAATTCTTTACCTTTGAGGTTCCCGGTTTTAAATTTATGCCAACCTACCGAAGTCGAATGTGGGATGGTAAGATAAGACTCTTCTCCCCCGCAACAGGTGAGATATATGTTGGATTACTTCAGTATATCAGGGGTTTCTGCCAGAAAAACGGAATTGAATATATATTAGAAGAAGGAGTTGAAAATGAGCGGGTTATTGTTCGTCAAGTGGTTAGAGATTTCATCAGAAGTCTCAAACCCAAGTCACGGGGAAAGTCTCTCAAAGTCCGTGACTACCAAATTGATGCCGTACATCATGGTATTTCCAGAGATCGTGCTCTTCTTGTTAGTCCTACTGCTTCGGGTAAATCACTCATAATCTACTCGTTAGTTCGTTATTATCATATGATGGGGTTGAAGACCCTAATACTAGTTCCTACAACCTCACTTGTAGAACAGATGTATTCAGATTTTGAAGACTATGGTTGGAGCTCTGGTACATACTGCCAAAAGGTATATCAGGGACATTCAAGTAAGGTTGAAAAAGACGTTGTAATTTCTACATGGCAGTCTATCTACAAGTTACCAAAGAAATATTTTGAACAGTTTGGTTGTGTGATTGGTGATGAAGCGCATATGTTTAAGGCCAAGTCACTCACTGGTATAATGACCAAGTTGCACCTATGTAAGTACAGATTCGGGCTCACAGGGACTTTAGACGGTACTCAGACGCACCAACTTGTTTTAGAAGGTCTATTCGGTCCTGTTGAAAAAGTAATTACCACAAAGGAGTTAATTGAGAAGAAATCTCTTGCTGACCTTAAAATTAAGTGCATCATTCTAAAACATAAAAATATACGAGAGAGAATGACTTACGCAGAGGAACTACAATTCCTTGGAGAACACAAACTTAGAAATGAATTTCTTGCTGGGTTGTTAATGCATCTTCACGGCAATACATTATGTTTATATCAATTAGTAGAAAAACACGGCAAACCCCTTTACGAGGAAGTCATGAAATCTCATGAGGAAGGTTTGTTTGATGATAAATTGCGAAAGGTATTTTTTATCTATGGTAAAACAAGTACCACAGAAAGAGAAGAGATACGATCTATTGTGGAGGGTGAAAAAAACTCTATCACCATTGCTTCGTATGGGACTTTTAGTACTGGTATTAATATTCGCAATATCCACAACATCGTGCTCGCAAGCCCGTCTAAATCTAGAATTAGGGTGCTTCAAAGCATCGGTAGAGGATTGCGTCAGGGCGAGAATAAAGATTCCGTTTTGATTTTTGATATTGCAGATGATTTAACATTTCGAAATCAACCCAACTTTACGTTAAACCATTTTCAAGAACGTATCCAGATTTATAACACAGAACAATTCAACTATGAAATTAGTAGAATTAAGTTAATATGATTATCATAAATAACAATATGGAGGATGACTACAATGAACACAGATACATATAAAATCTTAAAGCTCATTAGTGGTGAGAATATTATTTGTGAGCTTTCGGAAGAAAATGGTAAATACGAAATTTCAAGACCACTATTGATGAATATTCATTCTAGAATTAATAGCACAGGTATGTCAGAATCTTTAATGCTATCTCGTTGGGTTCAACCTTTTACAGAACAGAAATGTTTTGAGATTGATCCGAAACATGTTATTATCATGTTACCCGCTTCACCCGGTTTAAGTATATATTATGAAGGCGTATTAAACAAACTAGATAATTCTGAGTTTAATGACATCAATGATGAAGAAATCTATGATGAACTTCTAGATGAACTAGAAATACCAAGTAAATATATTCATTAATGTAGTTCTGCAACCCAAGACAAGATCAATATAACACTATTTTGAGGCGGAGTCAAGGTTCCTTTAAAGATTAAATTTAATTATAATGTTCCTTGACTTTATAAGTATATTGATGTATAGTGAATAAAGATTGAGGAGATTACCTAATGACAAAATCAAACGGAGAACATTATGTAGATAATAAAGCTTTTCTACAGGCAATGATTGAGTGGAAAGAGAAGTGCAAGCTTTTAGAAGAAGACGATGATGGACGGAAACCAGCTGTAACAAATTATATTGGTGAGTGTTTTCTGAAGATTGCAACGCACCTTTCATATAGACCTAATTTTATTAACTACACATACAAGGATGATATGATTTCAGATGGCATCGAAAACTGCTTACAATATGCTTCGAACTTCAATCCAGAGAAGTCAAGCAACCCTTTCGCATACTTTACCCAAATCATCTACTACGCATTTATCCGAAGAATCCAAAAAGAAAAAAAGCAAACCCATGTTAAGAACAAAATTATATCAGGTTCTAATTACCAATCATATGAAGTAATGCCGGGTGATTCAACTAGCTATAGTATTGATAATTCCTTTGCACTAGAAAATCTTCCAATGGAAGATGTTTATAAAACTAAGAAGACAGAAAAAAAAAGTAAAAAAGGACTAGAGAATTTTATGGATGATGATATTGAAAATGTTGCTGTGATCGGTGAAGATCGTTGAAGATTGCCATAATTACCGATAGTCATTTCGGAGCGAGAAATGATAATCAAAACATCCATGATTATTTCTACAAATTCTATGACGATGTATTCTTCCCAACTCTAGTTGAACGGGGAATTACTACCTGTGTTCATATGGGTGATGTTACAGACCGTAGGAAGTTCATCAGTTTTAAAACTGCCAATGATTTTAGGCAGAGGTTCATCAACCGATTTTCTGAGTTGGGAATTGACCTTCATATTATCATTGGTAATCATGACACCTTTTATAAGAATACCAATGAAGTCAACTCAATGGAAGAGCTGGTAGGTTCTGACAGGTGTAACATCTACACTGGTCCACAGGTTGTGGAATTTGATGGTATACCTATTCAGTTTATGCCGTGGATTAATGCTGGTAATTATGAAGTTGCAATGAATGCGTTGAAGACTTCCCCCGCACAGATTTTGATGGGTCATTTAGAAGTAAATGGCTTTGAGATGCATAAGGGTTATATGGCAGAAGGTTCCTTTGATAAGGAATTGTTCCGTAGGTTTGACTTATGCTTTAGTGGACATTTTCATCATAAATCCGATGATGGTCATATATATTATTTGGGTACTCCGTATGAGATTACATGGAGTGACCACGATGATCCGAAAGGTTTTCATATCTTTGATACAGAGAACCGGGAACTAGAACGTATTATTAATCCCCATACAATTTTTGAGAAGATTTTCTATGACGATACTGTTAAAGACTATG